GCGCGATGTATGCAGGCCGAGCCGGTCATCGACAATCACGGCAGCGAAACAGGGGAGTGGCGGTTTAATGCCACGGGAGCGGTGCGCGCGTGCGAGCTGATCGGACGCTACTTGCGCATGTGGCAGGCAGAGGGATCGGTCAACGTCCACGTCACGATCGAACAGGCGCGGGACTTCGCGCGCGGGTGGGCCCGGCGCATCCTGGTGGCCGTAGAGGAGCACGTCAGCGACCCCGAAGAACGTGCGCGCCTGATCAAGACGATTCACGCGGAGGCGCTGCGTGATGGATAACGCGCTCGCCACCATGTTTGCCGATGCCTGGCTTGGCGAGTCAGAGGCCACCCCGCGCCGCGAGAGCCTGCTAGAATTCGCTGCCTATCAGTGGCCGCAGTATCGCCCCGCCGCCCACCAGCGCTTGATCGCTGAAAAGCTGGAGGCCGTCGAGCGGGGCGATATCAACCGCCTGGCGATCTTCATGCCTCCGCGTCACGGGAAGTCGATGCTCGCGTCTGAATTCTTCCCGGCCTGGTACCTCGGGCGCAATCCTGATCGGCAAATCATCTGTGCGACCTACAGCCAGCAGCTTGCCGACGATTTCGGTCGCAAGGTCCGGAACCAGCTCAGGAGCGAAGAGTTCGATGGCATCTTCCCGGGCGTCGGATTGAGGATCGACTCGCATAGTGTGCGCCGCTTCCACACCGCACAGGGAGGCGTCTACTACGGCGCCGGAATTGGCGGCCCAATCACCGGACGCGGCGCACACCTGCTCTTGATCGACGATCCCGTCAAGTCACGCACCGATGCGTCCAGTCCGACTCGCCGGCAACAGACGTGGGACTGGTACACGTCCGTCGCGTATACCCGTCTCATGCCCGGTGCTGCGATCGTGCTGATCCAAACTCGGTGGGATCCTGACGACCTCGCAGGTCGCATCCTACGAAACGCCGAAGACGAAGGCTGGGAAACTCTGAGCCTCCCCGCGGTCAATGCGCAGGGCGAGGCGCTGTGGCCGGAGTCGTATCCGATCGAACGGCTCGAGGAAATCCGCCGGCAGATCGGACCGCGCGATTGGTCGGCGCTGTACCAGCAGGAGCCGGCGGCTCGTGACGGCGGCGTGTTCAAAGCCGAGCCGATCGACGCCGCGATGGGGCGCGTTTCGTGGTGTTCGTGCCTGGCCGAAGCAATCCCTGACGCTGACGAGCGCAAGCGCGCAGTCGTGTGCACTGGCGTTGACCTCGCCACGCGCAAGGGCGAAGAGCACGACCTGACCGTGTTCACGACGCTGCTCAAGGTCGGACACCGCTACCGCGTGCTCAACGTGCGCTCCGCTCGCCTGGAGGCTACAGCGATCTTGAGCGAACTGCTCGACGTGTACCGCTGTTTTCACGCCAGCGCCGGACAGGCGCGGTTCCGTGTCGAGGACAACGCGGCTCAGGCGTACATCGTGCAGATGGCAAAGGACGCGCGACAGATGGCGGCGCTAGGCGCAACCGAAGCCGAGTTGTCGCGCATTGTCGTGACCGGACACACGACCACGATCAAGAAACGCGACCTCGAAATCGGGATCCCGTCGATCGCTTCCGACTTGGAAATGGACCGCGTTGACATTCCCCGCCACCGGGAGACTGAGGCGTTGCGTGAAGAGATGCTTTCGTGGGCGCCGGACGTCCACACCGGGGACCGCCTGATGAGCCTGTGGATCGCTCGGGCCGGCGTCATGACGGCGCCGGCCGGAATCCGCCTGCTGTGAGGTTCGCACGATGAGCCTGCGGGAAATGGCGACTCTGACGGTGATCAAGCTCGCGGTATCCGCGTTCGGCCGCGAGAAAGCGGCGAAGGTGTTTGGACTTGACGATCTGTTTATGACCGGGCGCGAGATGCCGCTGCCGGGGGTCTACGGAGTTGATTCATCTGCCTACCTGAAGAGCGACATCGTCTATTCATGCGTGAGCAAGACGGCGCGCGACATCTCCGGGTGCCCTGTCGTGCTCATGAAAGACCCGGAGGACAAAGAGAGCATCGTCAAGCGCGGAGGGAATCGTCTGCACGCGCTGCTCGCGCGCCCGGCTCCCGGATGGACCATGCGCCAGGTGGTCGAGATGCTGGTCGCGTTCTATCGCCTACGCGGGGAGGCGTTTCTCGTACCGGACGATCCGCGCAACCCGACGCGCATCATCCCCTGGTACGATCCGCTGGCGTGGCGTGAGCAAATCGCGGGCGGGCAGCTTGCGGGATGGACGTATCAGGACGGCTATAACACGGTCCCGGTAATCGCATCCGACGTGATGCACTTCCGCTCGACGAATCCCAGCAACCCGGTTCGCGGTCTGTCGCCTCTCGCTGCCGCGTCCGAGCACTACGCGATCGACACCAAGGGCGCGGTGCTGAAGCGGTCGGAGATCGAGCGCGGGGGGGAGCGTCCGGCGGTGTACAAGCACCCCGACCAGCTCGACGACAATCAGTATCAGCAGCTGCTCGCGCGCATGATGGCGCGCCGTTCGCGTACCGGAGAGATGGGCCGCGACGTCATTCTTGAGGGCGGGATGGAGCAGCTCGACCCGAAGATGACGTCGACGGACCTTCAGTTGCTTGAGTCAACCGGCATGTCGAGTGAGCGAATTTGTATGGTGTTCGGCATGAGCCTCGGCCTGATCGGCAAGGACACCGCGGCCAACTACGTCGATACGTTCCGGCGCCGCCAGCAGATCTATTGGCAAGAGACGCTCATGCCGATCATGTCGGCAATGCACGACGTTTTCGACGGCTTCTTCACGAGTGGGCCGGCGGCGTCTGGCGTGTACCTGCGGTTCGACACCTCGCGCGTCGAGGCTCTACAGCAGGAATACGGGAGCACTCTCGACAACGCCAACAAGTTGCGTCTACTGGGCGTTCCTCTCACCGTGATCAACGACACTCTGAGCCTTGGCCTTCCGTGCGAAGACATTCCCGGCGCTGACGAGGCATGGGTTGCGTCCGGAATGTCTCCTGTGGAGGCGCTGCTCAACGATTGGTCGACGCCGGCCGAGCCGATTCCCCCGGCGTTGGCTGCCGCGAACGCCAAACCAGAAGACGATTCCGAATCGGATACCGGAAAGGCGGCCGCCGCGCCTGGCCAGGTGAAAGCGGGTCAACCCAACCCCCCGCGAGGCGGCCGCCCTTCCGTGACCCGAGCGGAGATCATGAAGCGCGCTTCCGATGTGCGTGCTCAGATTCAGCGCTCGCGTCGCCAGCTTGCCCTGGAGCGCGGATGTGCGAAGACGTGGCGCCTGGCCATCGGAGACGTCAAGAAGAGCGCTATGGCCGTCGTGCGCGGCCTGGCCGCTGGTCCCGCTGCAACAACGGCCACGGTGCAGCGTGACTTGCCGTTTGCGATCAAGGACGTCCGCGCCAAGGCGCGCAAGGATCTTCCTGCGGCGCTCTCGCCATACCACGTCAAGTCCGCCGCGCTGGGCGTGTTCTCGCTACAGTACCTGCTTGGCAAGGTGGACCTGGACGATTGCGACTTATATCTCAAGGCTCCGGTGCTGTCTGAGGCGTCCCGTGAGGTCGTGGCGCAGCGCAAGAACCTCGTGGCGCAGATGTCCGAGGAGCTGTTTGCAAGGGTCATGGATCGCGTTACGAAGGCCGTCGACACCGGGGCCGAGGTGTCAGAGATCACCACTTTCGTGGCAGATGAATTCAACGCTTCGGTAAACCGTTCCGTGACGATCGGCCGCACCGAAGTCGGGTCTGCATACAACGCCTCCCGGTTCACTGAGATGGGCGAACAGGGATTTGAGAAGCACGAATGGTTGGCGTCGGTTGACGAGCTCACGCGAGAAGCGCACGCCGAAAGCAACGGCGAGGTGCGCGTAATCGGCGAGACGTTCCCGTGCGGACTGTCCTATCCGATGGAGCCGGGTGGAGATCCCGGAAACGTGATCAACTGCCGGTGCGAAACCATCCCGGTAGTGGAGGGCTGACAGATGCGCAAGATGCTCATGCTTAAGGATGGGTCCGCGCTTGTGACCAAGGAGTCACGCGCATTCGAGGTCGAACGTGGAGACGATTCGAAACCGATCGTGGCCATAGTTTCGGAC